TATTGCAACACCTGAAGCCGGGGTAACAATCTCATCGCTCCACGATTTGCCGCCGTCAGAAGATTTCCTGTACGTTGCTGTCTCAGGCGCACCGTCTTTTAGTATTTCAACAATGAATGTTCTTGTGGCTGTAGGAGCGCCTGAAGTCGCAAACGTTGCCTCTCCTGTGCCAGTGTGAACAACAGCCTGAATGCTCCCCGCGAGATCATTCTCCGGACGAACAACATACATCTTGGGCGGTATCTGGTTTTTCTCCTTTGAAAACTCTGCATAGTAAGTCTGTATCGCTTCAAGCAGAGGCCCTGATACAAGGATTTCCTTTGCCTCAAGATAACTCCCTATCTCGTGCAGGGCATTTGCTGCTCCACCCTCGGCAACGCCGACTTTCAAATGTATCCCGTCCGCACCCTGAGGATTATTCCCGAGCCCGCCGTCAACCAGATTAACTGTTACATCGCCTCTCCCCATCTGCTACCTCCCGTGTCCTTTCTCACCAAACGCCTTGACCGCTGATTCAAAGCTTTCTCTGGATATAATATCATCCCAGTCCGCCATGATCTCGCTGCAGGCTCCCCTGGCAATAGCACGGTTTACACCGAGCTCCTTTACCCATTCACTCCAGGTCTTGCCTGAAGCATCCTGTGGCGTGCTTTTAACAGATGATGTCTGTTGACGCCTCTTTGATATGGGACTTGTATCTTCGCCACTTTTCACAGCTTCATCTTCATTCAACATTTATCTCCTCGCTTATTATAATATTGTCCGCATCTCCCGGAAGTGCGGGCACTGACTCAACGGAGTAGATGCCGTCAACAGCCTTCACCTGGCAGTATGCCATGTATATCCCGTCAACGATTACATCCTCATCATCAATCAGCCCGAACGTACCAGGCTCAAACTCAATCGCGTTCCCCTTCGGATCAGTAATCCTGTAGAACTTTGCAACGAGCTGAATAAACTGATTCAAAAAACCTGTGTATGTCTTGTCTCTCTCTATGAAGTCATAGATGTCTTTACTGTAAAAATCTATCTGCCAGGTCGATTCTGCCTCATGAGTTTTTCTCACCCGGTTAATCAGGTTGCCTGAAATCTCAACGCGGTCGAACCCCCCTGCAGAAGATGCTCTTCCGGAGACAGGTTTAAGACAGGCGCATGGCAGTGTCCTTTTTATAACCGCCGGAGAAGGATAGACTTCAAAGAACTTTCCGGAGAGCGGAACCGAAGATCCGTCGCGTCCGGTTATCCTGTTCTCAATCAGGTCTTTGAAATATTTCAACTGATGAACTATCATTCAAATACCTGTTTGAACCCGTCTTCGAGAATATCTTTTATCTTTTCCCGGCTTTCCTCCAGACCCGGCCCCACATGGGGACGTGCCGGCAGATTGCGCGGTTTGTACCCAAATTCCAGTGCGCGCCCCTGATTATGGTTTGTCCCTATATGAACCTCGTCCCAGTCTCGTTGCTCAACAGTGAATGATCCCATATAATCACCCTGGGCAATGAGAATCAGGTTCGAGTGCTTTTGACGGGCCTTTTGTTCAACGGTCGATGGAGCGAGAGGTTTGAAATTATATTTCTGCCCCCGTATACCCTTAACGATATTAGTCCTTACAACCTCTCCTGCTATAAGGAGCGGCCTCTCCATATTCTTTTTAAGAATGGAACCCATATCATTAAGCCTGTTTATGAGAACATCGATATTCCCGTCCATCACTGCCTCTCCAAATCGACCCTTGACCTGTCGCCATATAACGAATCATGATGAGTGATCTTCATAATCCGGTAATCGGTTTCACTGATAACCAGGATGTCAGTGGAAGTCAGGCCAGATGCCTGAACCTTTTCCATCCACACCGCTGCGTCACCCAATATCTTAATCCCGACTCTTGTGTTTTTGTTTTCCCCGGTAAGTATGAAAATATCACACCCCCGAAGAACATCAGTGTTATAACTAATACTGCGAGCAGCATTTAGAAATCCCTCCTTTTCATTTGTAATCTGGCGCTTAACAGTTACTTCCCCTTTAACAACCTGCTTCCATGAACGGTTGAATAAATGGGAAACGTATCTCTGCCGGAGCATCATAGATACTCCTCCACAGACCTGTATGCTTCATCCGAGAAATCCCTGATTGCCCGCTCAAAATCATCCCTGGAGTATAGGGCCAGGACAATCCTCTGCCCTGAAGGGAGACTAACTTCCTTTTCTATACCCATTGTGCCTGACCTCATCAGATGTTCTATCATCTGTGAATGAATGAGCGAGGAGAGAGCCTCTTGAACATCAAAAGCCATCTCTTCGTTTATGGGGGAATCTGAAACAGCATCTTCAATGACATCAGCCCCGAGCCATTTTTGAAGCCGCCTTATCGCTTTTGACAGCTCTGAATCCACAAAGCGATCATACGCAGTTTTACCGCTTGTATCCTGAGCCTCATCATCTATGTTGAATGCCGCAGCAGGCCAGAGGTCTTTGATGTCACTGGTTTTAATCATATCACTTTACCTTAATCACAATCTGCTGATCTTTGATCTCGTAACCCTGTAATTCTTTCTTCTTAAGAATTCCCTGACAGGTTTTGTCTTTTGCAAGCCTGTCGAAAATATCCTTCTCGCTTGAGCCTTCCCGGATTTTGACTTCGGTGACAGGCTCGTTGTTGACATAGACTTCGTAAGAAATCATTTCCCTGTCATCCTCTCTCGCAATGAGGATGAGTTCTCCCGAAGCGATCTTTGACTCGACAAACGACGTCGCTTCAAGCGTAAACTCTTTATCAATAACCGGTTTTCCATTTTCATCGAATGGGGGGAATACATCCTGTCCCCCTTCGATGTCGCAGAATCCACATCCCCTTGATGCAATAGCCGGTTTTATTTTAACTTTGACTTTCATAGTCACCTCACGCTGTAACAACGAGCATCTTGGCCGCATCGCGGAAGAGTATTGACCAGCCGCTCACTTCGCTTATAACTGCGTTTTCAAGCTGCTTGTCTATGATCTTGTCATACTCAACAAGAGACCCGCCTTTCTCGTACACCTCTTCAAGGGCCGCCTTATTATCCAGAGCGATAATCTTCCCTGCGGGCATCCCTGCGGATTTAAGAGGGGGTTCCGGCATTGCCGGGCCGTTTTTGTCCTTGTACTCCGCAAGGGTTTTGTATTTGACCCTCATATCCCTGGATGACAGCATGAGATTCGGGTCAAAGTGCTCGAAAGCCTCTTCGAGATTAACGACATCGATATAAGCGAGAGTACCGGCTGTTGCCGCACTAACAGTGCCAATAGGGTTGCTGTTCCCGTCACCGTTAATGAGTACATCAATGGCGTCCTTTATTTTATCCTGAGCGATGTTTCTGCCGATTACCTTCATCGTAACAGCGAACACATTGATCTTCATCCTGCGGATCGTTTCATAGCTCGCTTCAAGCTTATAGCCGTGCTTGGCTATTTTAATCGCTTTGTCCTTGAACTTGATTTTCACTGTGGGAAAATCCGCCCCTTCAGAAACTCTTCTGGCTGAGGCTGTTGAGTTAGCGACATCAACCTCTGCAGACTCATATACACCGCCGAGAATCCCGGTTCTTGTAGCAGTGAGGTCAGTAAGCTTCGCGAAGCTTTTAACCTGCTCATCCATCCCAAGCCTGACCATTTCATTGATTGTTTCAACGAACAGAATCCTGTTGTCTTCTGTTCTGTAAAACTCCTCAATCAATGCAGCGTGCGCCCCGGACAGTGCAAGGCCCCTTGCCGCCAGTTGCTGCTGAAGCGGAGAGAGCCTGGACTCCCTGTTGAACTTCTCGCTCTTTTTCATGAGGTCACTCAGAGTCACACCTTTCTCTTTTGCCTCCATGAACATCTCACGGCTTATTGGTATTCTTTCAAAAATCATCCTTCATTTACCTCACATCAGAAATGTAACGGTCTTTGCCGTTGTATTTATATCCAGAACAAGATACTTCTTGCCTGTCTCAGCAGTCTTTACTTTGCCGGTTCCGTCTGCCACAAGGACGGTCATTCCCGCTGCTGGTGCGTCGCCTGAATACACAAGTGTTTTCACACCTCTGATTCTTACCGCGCCGAAACCGTTGTCGTGGTCTATTGTTTCAAGCACGCCGTCAAAATCGTTCGTATTAGCGCACTTTGCTACTGTCTGCGCTGCAGAAACCTTTACAGGTATCCCTTCATCAGTCCCGCGCACAAACGAACTGGCTGCAGCGAGCTTGAATGTCGCCACATCTGTTATCCCTTCAAATGATACTTTATTCATTTACAACCCCCTTATGGTAACTCGTATGCCGAGATATCTACCTCATCATCCGTGCCGTGCTCATTGCCGCGTTCCGCGCTGCCACGGCTCATGGTTCCGCCGCATTTACTGCACTTGAGCGGCGCTTTCTCCTCTGCCTTGAGTTTGTACTCATCTCTGAGTTTCTTCGCATCCTCAACCGGTGCGGACATGATTACTCTCTCAAGCGCCTCGGACAGTTTATCAGTCCCCTCCGCGAGCTTCGCGAACTTCACTGCATCTGTTCTGAGGTCGTTGATATAGGCGTCACCCTGTGCCGCCGCAGCTTTCAGCGCTTCAGCCGCTGGCTTGTCTTTTTTCCCATCACCGAACAAAACGCTTAACACTGCCGCCTGCTCCTCGTTGGTCTTCGACAGTCGCTCTATCGCAGCGCCGATTTCATTTACAAGCGCTGATGCTCCAGCGTCATCAAGTTCAATCTCCTGTGTATCCGAACCCATCCCGTAACTTGACGGAGTCAGCCCGGCCTTCAGAAGTAAACTCCTGAATATTTTCATGCTCTTAATCCCTCCTGTATTTTGTGCCGCCGTCTGTCCCGCCTGCTTTCCGGCCCCGGACTTAAGCGTCAAATCCAGTCTTTTGGCGAACCCGTCGGCCCCCTGCCACACAAGGGATATCTCGCCATAAGACAGAATCTTTGTTGCTATTATTGATACAACCCGTCCGTCAATGGTTTCACCGAAGTGATACCAGAAATCCTGCAGATCGGGGTGTGACTTCTCATATTCAAATGTCACATCCACGCTTACGCTGTGGATCGCTCCCTCTTTGATTCCGGCTACGATGCGCTGGTTCCATTCTTTGCTGATTTTAAGAGTTACGTTTATCCCCTGCGGTGTCCCCTGTTTATCCCACCAGCTCTTGGCAACCACGCCAAGCCATAGCTCAACACTGTGGTCATGGTTCGGATATACTGTCTGCCCCTGCAGGAGCCTGGTTGATTTTTCAAGAACTCCCTGTTTGGAAAAATCAAAACCTCGCTCTTCAATGATTACGGCGGAGAGAGCGCGAAAGGGTGTGTATAAATACTTTTCATCTTCATCAAGGGAGAGCTTTTCACCTGTCTTTTCGCCGCTTTCGGCAAAGCTCATTGTCTGGAATAACCTTGCAAGGGCGACATTCCGTTTGAGATCAATATCCAGCCCGGATCGTTTCAGTTCCTCAAGTTTCGCTCTCAATCTTTCGTCCATTCCATTCTCCTTTCAGGGCATAAAAAAACCGATAGCTCCATGAGTGCCCCTTTTCAATGGTCATTTTTCACGGTTCTATCGGTTATGGTCTTTTTATCTGTATCTGTACGCCCGAAGGGTACGCTGCAACCCCCTTCAGGCTTTATAAAACGCGTTTAAAAACGTTTAAAAATCAATTCTGCATCACTTATATATTCAGGGCTGAAAAACCCTCGAACATGCCCTTTTTTGAATCAATGTAAATCTTCGTAATATAGGCTTTTAGCCAGTTCCCTTACATGCTCCGGAATCTTATCAACCGGGAATTCCCCGCTTGCTATTCTGCCAGGGTTCCAGACCCAGTAATTCGACATCTCTTCATCATAATGCCCTTCATCAAAAATAAATTTTCCCAGAGCTTCGGCTTTCCGGATAATCTCTTCGTCAACAGCCTTGAGTTCCGGAATTACTTCAAATTCATCATCGTCATACGCCATGCGTAGATCAGCTATCTGCTCAATCTCTGTGTTATAATCTTCAGCTTCAAGGTCAGCATCAGAAAGCCTCTCTCTCAGCAGCTCAAGATAAACATCTCTCTTAATCCCGTAACTCATTCAATACCTACCATGTTTTTCCTTGGCTTAAACCTGTTATACTTATGAAACCTCTGAATCTTTCCTGTTTCAGAAATCTGTAAAAAAGATCTGCTTTTTGTATCATAGAAGATCCACTCTCCAGCCTCTCCAAATGTAAAGACTTTATCATAATTTTTCAACAGAGATTTTAATGCTTTGTTATACCCACTGCTGAATTCCCGCTCGTGCTTGGCTTTGTGATACTCATAACTGCCCCTTGTGCTGCCGTCAGGCCATTCCCTGACTCTGTCATCCCAGTACCCTGTCTGCGACAGGCTTTCTACCTTCGACAGCAGCTCCTGCTTTGTCAGTTTATTAAGCTTATTAGCCCTCTCAGCTGCTCTATCGTTCTCTTTGTCGTAATCAATATCACCCTTAAAATATCCGGATGACTTGCTTATTTTAACATCCATGCTCATCACTGTCGTTGTCCTGCATCTTCCGTGATAGGGAGGTAACTGCACCTTTATTTCTTTCATGATGTCAGCAGTGCTCATTTCTGCAAACCTTTTCGCGTCATTATCATTCGGCCATCCGAATTTCTCGGTCAGCTCATCCATCGGTGTCTTTAATACCTCACGGACATGGTCAGCGGCCACTCTTGTCTGTATTCTCCTCCCATTCATTTCACGGCAAATCCTCGACGTCTTTTTATCCAGTATTGCCACAATCTCAAGTTCCGCAATGCCGAGCCTTTCATAATTCAAGGCCCGCCCAAAGTTCCTGCTTTTGTTGACCGCGTTCCGTACTACCAGGTCATAGTAATCCTTTATCCGGCTATCGTCAAAGGCGTCACCCATCTTCTGTTTAAGAGCTTTGAGCACCTTCGGGTCATAAGCACGGATAACCCCTTTCAGCTCGTTCTCAACTATCTGCCTCATCTCGTCAGAATAATTCTGGAACTGCTTCCCGAAAAAGTACTGATCGTGTTTCCTGAAAAAGTTTATGGCATCACGGTCTGTGACCTTCCATTCCCCGTCAGACCAGTTCTGTCCAAGTCCGAACTTCCAGTTCTTCTCAGACCATTTTTTAATGACATCTGCGGCGTCCGCAGGGAGCTCAGAGCCCATCTTCAATTCCATATATGCCATAATTGATTCAACAACTCTCTCCTCGTCAACCCTGTACTCAAACCCGGTCAGGAATTCGCCGTACTTTTTGTTATAAATTTCAAAGAACTCCGAGAGGTAACCCTCTTCTAA